TTTATTAGACTGCATATTGAGAATGATAAAAACATTACCAAAATACTTGAACTTCCTTATCCATTTTTAATGAAGTACAATGAAGGAGTGGGATGTACACTTAATTACAAGCTTACATCATTATGCAACAATCATAGAGATACTGTAAATACACTACGTAGTGTAAAGAATACTGCTCAACATAAAATTTATGATAATGAAGTAGCTATTATAGCTTTAAACTAAAAGGAACATAGGTATAATCATAATATGCCTATAACACTACTTCAGAACTTTCCTGATGGATATGATGCTAATTCACAGCAAGTAAAACTATTATCTAATATTGAGCAAGCATTTGATGACGGGTATAAATTCGTTGTGTGTAGTGCTCCTACTGGATCAGGTAAGTCGTTTGTATCTAAGACAATAGGTAATGCTTCTAAATCATGCAGTAAAGACTATAGAGATTTAGTTACTACATATCAGATGTATAAACGAGATTCAGGTGGTGGGTATACATATGCAAGTGAATCAAAAGATGAAGAGCCGTTTGGTGCATTTGCTTTAACAATTACTAAGGCTCTACAAGATCAGTATAAAGAACTTTTCGATGATGTAAAAATTATTAAAGGTAAATCTAACTATCAGTGTACGCATGATAGTAATTTCTCTGTTGAACATGCTCCATGCGTTCACTTATCTAAACTTAAGGATCAATGCTGGTCAGCTAATTCGTGTCCATACTATGCAGCTCGTAATGAAGCTGTAGTATCTAACTTTGCAGCTCTAAACTATAATATGTTTTTTGCATTACCTGAGCCTGTTAAGAAACGACAATATCTTATTTGTGATGAAGCTTCAGAACTAGAAGATCAACTCGTTAAAGAATTTTCATGTCAGATCAATTTTGAAACTCTTAGGAAGTATGATGTTGATGTTAGACCGTTTCCTAGTGGTAATGATTATAGTAAGGTTGGTAAATGGCTTAGTGTATTAATTGTAGACTTGCATGATCGAATTGACGAGTTAAAGGATGTTATTAACGCTCAAAAGAAAGTTACAAGCTATTTACATGATAAGAAAATTGAGTTAAGTGTATTGCTTAAACTAAAAACTAAAATTAGTACTATGATTGATACTTGGAATGATAGTGAGTATCTTTTTGATAGAGTTGAAAAAGGTATTAATTTTACGCCTCTTAAGGTTGATAAACTGTCTCGATTTATTTTTGACTATGCTGATAAGGTTATTTTAATGTCAGCAACTATTATTGATCCAGTTAATTTCTGTAAGACCTTAGGTATTACAAAGTTTAAATACGTAGAAGCAGACTCTACTTTTGATGCAAATAAAGCTCCGATTTATGCAAATACTAAAACTAAGTTAAACTTTGCTAATCTAAAAACTAACTTACCTAATATTGTTAAGCAGATTAATAGTATATTTAAACTTCATAAAAATGAGAAGGGTATCATTCATACTCAAAGTAATTTTATTACAAATTACTTGAAAGAAAATATTGACGATGATCGTATCCTATTCAGAGAGCCTGGTGTTAGTAATGAAGATATTCTCGATACTCACTATACAAGTGAAGAGCCTACTGTACTTGCTTCTCCGTCAATGTCTCATGGTGTTGATCTTAAAGGTGATTTAGCTAGATTTCAAATTATTATTAAAGCACCATACTTACCAACTAATGATACTAGAGTAGAACGTATGATGAAGTTAGACTTTAACTGGTATACGAACAAGATGTTAAGTAATTTAATTCAAGCGTGCGGTCGTGGTGTTAGATCGCAAAAAGACTTCTGCACTACTTATATCTTAGATGCTGGCATTATTGAAAGTGTTATTAAGAATAAATCTAAGATTCCGAAATACTTTATAGATAGATTTATGTAGACTAAATATGTAAGTGAAGGAGTATACCTATAATTTTGAAATAAAAGATTTGCTTACACAATTTGTGTACTAAATATTTACGTGAACTATACAAATATTTACGAAAATATAATAGCAAAAGCAAAAAATAGAAAATTAGAAGGTTACAGTGAATTACATCATATTATACCTAAATGTTTAGGTGGTGATAACAATCAAGATAATTTAATATCATTAACTGCAAAAGAGCATTTTGTATGTCATCAGTTACTAGTCAAAATTCACCCTAAAAATGTGAAGTTAATTTTTGCAGCATCAGCCATGGCTAGATTGCGTAATGTAGATAGAGTAGGGTGTAAAGAATATAGCTGGTTGAGAAGTAGATTGAGTGAAGCTAAAAAAACTGGTGAATTTATAACATGTGTATGTGGTGAAAAAGTGTGGAAGACGCCACACAAAAAGAAGACAAAGAATGGAGGTAAATATTGTAGTAAAGAATGCGCCTACAAGTACAGATCTCCTTGTAAACCACGTACAGGATCAATAAAAATGTGTGAGTGTTGCAGTAAAGAATTTTATTGTTCACCCAGCGTATCACAAAAATTCTGTAGTCGATCATGTAAAGGTAAACATACTCCAACACGAAATCAAGAAATTATTAAATGTGTGTGTACTCTGTGTGGGGTAATGTTCGATAGACCGGCATGTAGAGTTAAAGATAAACAGAATATCTTCTGTAATAGTCAATGTAGACTTAAATATACAAGTAAAGTGATATCAACTTGCTTAGTATGTAACAATACATTTGATAGATATAAATACGAAGAAGATAGGAAGTTTTGTAGTATGAAATGCTACGGTCAAAGTAAGAAGAAACACATATGAAAGATTACACGTATTCGTTCGAAATAAAGGATTTACTCACACAATTTTTAGCAGCATTTGATGATGTTATTATTAAGAGGTATGATAAAGACAGAAATCCAAAAGAGCTAATTGAAGTAAGATATGTTCTCGCTCCTAAACAGCGAGTAATGTACGATATTATTAATAAAGCTCAAAATTTAACTTTACCAGTTGTAGCTTTAAATGTTACAGGTATATCTCGTGATCAAACAAGAGTTTTTAATAAACTAGATAGTGTCTATAGTGCAGTAGGTAGAAACTTGTCTAATGTACTAATGCCTATTCCTATTAATATAGAAGTTTCGATGTCTATATTAGCAAGATACATGCAAGATATGGATCAAATTATATCTAACTTTGTACCTTATAGTAATCCGTATATCATACTTTCTTGGAAAGAGCCAACTAACGTACCATCACAAGTTTTAGAAGTTAGGTCAGAAGTATTATGGAGTGGGAGTGTTTCACTTACTGAGCCAACAGATCTAGCAGCAAGTGATAAGTTTCGTATTGTTGGCGATACTTCATTCACAATTAAGGGGTGGTTATTTAGAAATAAAAATGAATTATCATCTCAGATTTATTTTATTGATGCTAACTTTATGTCAGTATCAGGATCTAAAATAATTATAGATGACAGTAACTACTCAGCATTCATTGATAGTTTATCAGGAGTTACAGATACTGTTTCTATATCTGCTACTCCTAGTTTAACTAATGCATATTACAATTATCAAGGAAAACTTTTACCTCTACGTTCGAATTATACTCTAGCCCCTGCAACAAGTTCAAATAATTTCGTTCTATATGGTCGAAGTTTGTCATATACCAATGCTGTTTTATTATGTGGTAGTAGTACGTTTACTAACAAAATTACCTCCTTTACCTCCCCATACACCGGATCTGTAACAGGTAGTTTACTTAGTAGCTCGCAATATAGTATTGTTGATAATAACATTATGACAATAGATTTATCTTCCCTATCTGGTTCTGGTACATTTAATATAGTTATAAATAATATAGCAGGGTGGACAAGTACTTACAGTATAAATAACTTTACTTTTACTAAACCCTGATTAAATAATAACACAGATGGCAGATACTACACCAACGCAAAACCAGAATTATACAAAGAATGATGGTAGATCATCTACATTTGGCAGAAATTTAATGTCATATATTCAGAATAAGTTACCTTATTCTAATATAATTGATCCAAATCAAAATGAGTTAAATCCTAAATATAAAATCTTCGCTGATACTGGTATGCGAAGATCAGAAGCTTTAGCTAAGCAATCTATATCTATATCCAATGAGTATAATAATATGCCTATTGGATCAATGGGTAAAGATACTTCATTTGGTCAAGTCATGTATGCCAATATTCAAGAGAATAAAGGCGCTAGATTGAGAGACTATAGAGTCATAGCAGCATATTCTGATGTAGCTGATGCACTAGATGAAATTTGTGATGAAGCTATCAATACAGATGATAGTGGATCTGAGTTAGTAATTAAATATAAACAAGTAGACTTAACATCATCAGAAAAGCAAGATATTGATGAAGAGTTTAACAAATATATTAATTATTTCGACCTTAAAAATAAAGGTTGGCAGTATTTTAGACAATTATTAGTTGAGGGTGAAATATTTTTTGAGCTTATTATTCATAAAGACTATACTCAAGAGGGTGTATTAGGTATTGTAAATTTACCTAACGAGTTAATTGATCCTGTATATGCAAATATACAAAACTTGATGGTTAAAGGATTTATTTACAAAAAGCCTATATTTGATCCTACAAAACCTGACAAAGTCGAGAAAACAGAATTCATACCTTTAGATGAAAATCAAGTTGTATATGTTAATTCTGGAGTAATGAATGAGAACAATACAATGGTATTGCCATTTCTTGAAAACGCAAGACGTTCATATAGACAGCTTTCACTTATTGAAGATGCTATTGTTATATATAGACTTGTAAGAGCTCCAGAAAGATTAGTTTTCAATGTGGATGTTGGTAACATGGCAGCTCCAAAAGCTGAAGCATATCTTAAAAAGTTAATTAGCAATTATTGGTCTTCAAAGACATTTGACATTGACCAGGCTGATGTAGTTAAGAAGTTCAACCCACAGTCCATGCTTGATGCTTTCTGGTTCCCTAAAAGAGCTGGTTCTGAAGGGTCAAGTGTAAGTCAATTAGCAGGTGGTCAAAACTTAGGTGAGTTATCTGATCTAATGTATTTCATTAAGAAGTTATATAGATCACTTAAAGTACCTACATCTAGATTAGACCCACAAGATGCATTTAGAGATGGCTCTGAAATTCTACGTGAAGAATTAAAGTTTGCTCGCTTTATTATTCGTCAGCAGCAAAGATTTGCTACAGGCATGAAAAGAGGGTTTATTACTCATCTTAAGTTAAAAGGTATTTGGGAAAAGTTGGATCTTAATGATACCAATATAGAGATAGCATTTAACCCACCTACTAACTTCTACGAGCTTAGAGAAAATCAGAGACTTGAGATGAAGGCATCTTCATATAATAACATTGCAAGTAGTGAATTTGTTTCTAAGACTTTTGCTCAGAAAAAATATCTTGGTTGGAAGGATAAAGATATTCTTGCAAACAGAGAATTCCTACGCAAAGATGCTGAACTGCAATGGGAATTACAACAGATTGCAAATAGTGGTCCTGCATGGAGAGAAGTAGTTATAGCAGGTGATATGGCTGCAGGAGCAGGCGGTGCAATGCCAGGCGGAGAAATGGGTGGAGGAGCTCCTCTACCAGGTATGCCTCCTGATTTTGGTGGAGCGGCAGCTCCTGAAGCTGCAGGCGCTGAAGGCACACCACCTGAAGCTCCACCAGAAACACCACCAGCAGCAGGTTAATGAATAAATATACATATGTCCTTAGCATGTGAAGTTCTACCTGTATCTGCATTTCAATCTACTAATTTAAATAATAAGTTAGAGACATATGGAGATTTAGGTGATCGAATAAAGCGTTCATTAGGTTATCCTCTTATTACATTAGAGGTTCATCAAGATCAACTATTTCAAAATATTCAAATAGCTATTGAATATTTTTCTAAATTCGCCGGTTACACTAAAGAGTTTTTAATTTTTGATTCTGCTATATATCAAAAAAATAGAGGTATTAGATTAGATCAGCTGTTTACTCTTGCAAAGTCAAATGTTACTAATGCTCAGAAAGTAGCAAATACACCAGTATGGGCAGGTGCAGATTTTACGGTAGAGTTACCGTCAACTGTTTATATTAATACATCAGCTTTAGGTTCATCTGTATTCTCAGGTTCATCAGCACTTTCAAGCGTATTTACAACAGGAGTGCCTGAGTTTGAAATAATTGATGCATCATTATATAATTCAATTACGTCATTTAATACCTCACTTACTTCTAATTTCAGAGCATCAGTTAAACGGGGTGTATCTTTGCAAGGTCAGGATGCTACTGCAACAGAGTATTCAAATGTATTTGATTATGATGTAATGGATTACAGAAAAGTAATATCTGTAACTGACTTTGAAGAAGGGTCAAATGAAGGTATTAATACACTGTTCACACTTGAACAAACCCTAGCTCAGCAAACATACTTCAGTTATGGTTTAGGTAACTATGGATTCGATTTAGTATCATGGTATGCACTTAAAGAGTGGTTAGATACTAGAGATAAGATGCTAGCAATTAAAAGAGATATAAAGTTTGATGAAAGAACTCAATATTTACAAATGTATCCTCAACCAGGATCAAGTAAGTTCTATGGTGTATTAGCTTGTTATCTTGAAAGACCTATACGAGATCTTGTTAAAGAGCAATGGGTATATGAATATGCTGTTGCTTTAACTAAGATAGTCATTGGTAGAGTTAGAAGTAGATTTACAGGTGTTGCTCTACTAGGTGGTGGATCATTAAATTATGATTTACTTGCTGAAGGGTTAGCAGAAAAAAAAGAATTAGAACAAATGTTACTAACTGGTGCATCAGCTGGATTTGGAGATGCAGATCCACCTATGTTCTTTGTTGCCTGAAGTTTAAATAAACAGTTGGATATCTATAACCTAAACATAAATATCTTTATGGTTAAGAAATACTTTTTATTATTAAAGACTCATAAATGTACTAAGCTAAAATATCTATGCTTTCACCATGGAGGGCTCGTTATGAGGCCGAAGTGTTCCTTCG